CTTTTGTTTTGACTGCGAACTGGACACGCTATATATTAACTTTTTCTGTTCCTTCTATTTCGGGTAAAACTTTGGGAACAGATAACATCAGCAGTTTGCGTGTAAGAATTGGACAAGGTACAAGCGTTTCAGCCAATGGCTGGACATTGGATTTATGGGGTGTGCAACTCGAGTACGGGTCAAAGGTAACTCCCTTCCAAACAGCAACGGGAACAATCCAAGGAGAATTAGCCGCTTGTCAGCGTTACTATCAATATCTCGGTGGAACAGCAAGCAATTTCATTGTGGCTGGATACACAGCGGGTGGTAATAATTATCGCCAATTTATTTCATTTCCTGTTCAAATGCGAATAGCACCAACAATGGCAGTAAATGGAACTTGGGCGGTGTTTAATACTGGACAACCTACGGCTGCATTTATTAGCAATGCTGGTTTTGCATTTACAATGACGGCAACGGCAACTGGTCAATTATTTTCAAATCCTGATTCAAGTGATGACACAATTACAGCATCGGCGGAACTATAATGAAATACACTTACACAAAAGAGTCAGACCAAAACTGGGAATACATCAAGCGTTCAGATGGCGCGATTATTCCTATTGACGAAGGCAATGCAGACTACCAACGCTATCTAAATCCTGAAGCGGAACAATCCACACCGATTGTGATCGATGAAACCTCAACTAAGTAAGGCTGCGATACAGCTACGCGAACAGTTCGATGACTCGTTCCCAGATCGTGACCGCACATCGGATGGTTGGATCGGTGATACCCGACACGCTGCTCGCAAGTCTGATCATAATCCAGATGAGCAGGGTTGGGTTCGTGCCATTGATGTGGACAAAGATCTGCACAAAAGCGGAAAGCCAGACATCATGGGAGATCTTGCTGATCAGCTTCGTACCTTATCCAAGTCCAAAGCGGACAAGCGTATTAGTTACATCATTTACGATGGACGAATCTGTTCCCACATCCTCAACTGGAAGTGGCGCAAATACACAGGGGCTAACAAACACACTAAGCACATGCATGTTAGCTTTAAGGAAGAAGCTGACAATGATGGGGCTTTTTTTCAGATACCTATGTTAGGCGGAAACTAATGAATGAACTAAAGACAGCAGCAGGATCTTGGGCTAGAGCCTTTTTGGTTGCAGCGATTTCCATGTATGCGGCTGGGGTTACAGATCCACAGGCACTCATTGCAGCTGGTATTGCATCGATCCTTCCACCTGTACTTCGTTACTTGTCACCTAACGATCCTTCTATGGGCATCAAGAAGTGACACAGTCAGACTTCTTCACACTTTACTTAGCCACTATTGCAGCACTAGGCGGCTTATCTGGCTATGTAATTACACACTTATTGTCTGAGATCAAAAGACTCAACACGCGAGTGGATGAGATCTACAACATACTTCTCGACAGGTAACATAGTGCTATGGCAAGAAAAGCAACTAAGGCTCTAGAAGAACAGGGTTACTCAAAGCTTGATGCTTATTGCATTGGGCTCTATGAGTATTTCTGCTCGCTTAAAAGAGCAGGTTTTGCTGAGGACATAGCGATGTTCATGATTACAGAGCCACAGGCTTACCCGCATTGGATCCTGCCAGATGGCGTACCGCCTGAGAAGTTTGGCGATTATGAAGATGAGGATGACGATTAAGCGAATAGTCATAGTCTCGGATCTTCAAGTCCCGTACCATGACCGCGTAGCCACACGCAACCTTGCATCTTTCATCAAGAAGTTCAAGCCTGACCAAGTAGTCACCATAGGCGATGAGATTGACTTACCCCAGATAAGCAAGTGGGAAGAAGGTCGGATGGGCTCTTATGCTCAAACGCTCGATGATGACCGCAACGAAGCTGTGGACTTGCTTTGGGAGTTGGGCGTAACAGATTGCATCCGTAGCAATCACACAGATCGACTGTATAACATCATCATGGCTAAAGTGCCAGCGTTCGGGGCATTGCCAGAGCTGCGCTTCGAGAAGTTTATGCGCTTCGATGAATTAGGCATAACCTTCCATAAGAACCCTATGCCGATTGCACCTAACTGGATTGCAGTACATGGAGACCACACACCAATCAAGCCACAAGGGGGCTTATCAGCCCTTGAAGCGGCTCGTAGGCATGGAAAGAACGTCATCTCAGGTCATACCCACAGAGCAGGGCGTTCAGCCTTCTCAGAGGCTTCTGGGGGTCGTATAGGGCGTGTTCTACATGGTGTCGAGGTGGGCAACCTTATGGACTTCAAGCAAGCTGCTTACACTAAAGGTGTGGCTAACTGGCAACAGGCATTCGCCATCATGTATGTGCATGGCAATAAGGTGCAGGTCGATTTAATTAACATCGAGAAGGATGGGACATTTATTGTCTCTGGAAAGACCTACGGACGAGCCAGATAGGTCTAAATTTAGGTCTAAATCGTTATCATTTCGTTATGGAAATGTGCTTGATTCGTCTGGAGTTTATGCAACACTAAAGCCATGACAAGGACAACGACACTAATCAAAGAAGAATTTTGGACACTCGTATGCGATAAGCATGGCTTTACTTGTGACTTTAAGACAAAGAAGCAAGCTCTAGAGTGGAAGAACAATTCATCAATGTGGTGCGAAAAGTGCTAATAACTACTAAAGAAAAGGGCAAATAAATGAGCTTTGAGATGCCAATGATCGTGCTGCTTCTAGCAGCTAATGCATTATGGTACTTGGTCGGCTGGGCTAAGGGTTTTAACGAAGGCAAGCGCGAAGGTCTAATCGTTGCTAAGTCATTTCAGCGAGTGACAACAGATGCGCGCTAATGAAATCTTACTCACCGCCACCGACACGATCCGTGATCGTGGGCTGTCATATGGTCACCCTGCGGATAACCTGCAACACACAGCAATGCTCATCTCAGCATATTTACAAACACCAATACATGACTATCAAGTCGCAGGGATTATGGTTCTCGTTAAGCTTGCCAGAACAAACCAGTCCGCACAGCACGTCGATAACTGGATTGATCTCTGCTCCTATGGCGCACTCGCAGGCCAATTAGCCACAGAGGAAAGTGATCTTTATGTTTAATCTTTCAGAATATGAGCCAGTGGAGGTAAGACTTGAGAAGTTTATTGCGGATCATAAGAATTTTCGTATTGCAACAGAGCTGGAGGTTGTCGAGGCTACTAGATACATCGTTAAAGCTTATCTGTACAAAGATTCGGCAGATGTTATCGCGTGGGCAACAGGGTACGCTGAGGAAACAGTTACTAGCAGAGGTGTTAATCAGACTAGTGCACTGGAGAATTGCGAGACTTCGGCAATCGGCAGAGCGCTTGCAAATGCAGGTTATGCACCTAAAGGAAAGCGCCCTAGCAGAGAAGAAATGAGCAAGGTGGTAGCTGCTAAGCCAGTTAAGCCAGCAGTTTCGAAAGTTAAAGCAGATGACCAGGACTACTGGACTACACCTGTAAATGAATACAATAAAGTAGTAGCAGCGCCTGTCACACTTGACAAAGCTATGGAAACTATTGCAGCTGTTATGGGCACAGGAGAAGCACAGGAGTCACCTAGCTGCAAGCATGGTCACATGCAATGGCGCGAAGGTGAAAAGAATGGTAAAGCCTGGGGCGGGTTTATGTGCTCTGTTATCAATCATCAAGGCGGAGAGCCTAAATGCTCTGCTATTTGGTATGTAGTAAATAATCAGGGAAAATGGGAACCACAGAAGGCGAGAGTGTAATGGGGTACGTAGAGATTTATAATATCGACAAAGATGGAGAATGGACTGATCTAGAGGATGTTCCTATGATCACGACGATTAACTGTCAGCTGTGTAATGAGCCTACACTGGCACATGACATCATCATCCCTGCCATTATCACAGACGGCAATCTCGTCGCGGGTACATGGCAATGCAAGAAATGTCATGCCGTTAATGGATAGAGAAAATCTATTCACAGCAATGATCTTAATTATGTTCATTGCGGGTGTAACAATGGGCTTTATGCTTAATGGCTAGTCAATCAAGGAAACACAGAGGTTTCCGCACAGAGCGTGTTGTTGCTGAGTACCTATCGACTCACTGGCAAGGCGCTACTGTCGGGAGGGGTAGTGGCAAAGATATTGTGAACGTCCCGTTCGACGTAGAAGTTAAGGCAAGGTCAGGCTTTCAGCCTCTTGCCTACTTAAAGCAATTGAAAGCTCGGACAGCCATTTCGGGGGAATTAGGCTTCGGAGTTATTAGACTCAACGGACAAGGTGAAGATGCCAGTGAGTATGCCTGCATCATCCGTCTAGAGGATCTATTGCCACTACTCCAACTTAAATACGGTCACATTACTAATGAACCTACAGAT